TGTAACTGATGAATTAGAATTTATTAATGGAAAAATATATGATTGTGTAGGATATGATAAAGAGCACAATATGGCTCGAATAGTAGATGAAACAAACGAAGATTATCTATATTTGTTAGATAATTTTGATTTAATAGAAGATTATAGAAAAAATTAAGAAAATAAAATGATTTAGACACTGTAACAGGTGTCTATTTTTATACTTGAAAGGATAATATTATGGGAGGACGAGGAGCAAGTAGCGGAATAAGTAACAAAGGTAAGATATATGGGAGCGAATATTATACAATATTAAAAAGTGGAAATATAAAATTTGTGAAATACAATGATAGTAAATCAGCAACTACTCCTATGGAAACTATGACAAAGGGTAGAGTATATGTTACAGTTAATAATCAAAATAAATTAAAGTCTGTAACATATTATGATAAAAATAATAGAAGATATAAACAAATTGATATAGAACATTATCATAAAATAGATGGAAAGAAACAGAAACCACATATACATAAAGGTTATGAGCATAATGAGAAAGGAACAAAAACATTAAGTGAAAAAGAAAACAAAATGCTTGAAAGAGTAACGAAAACTTGGTATAATTACAATAATAGAAATGGATGATTAGTTTAGGAAGGAGAACACAAAGAGAAATCTTTGAGGGTACGGTGCCAATCCGTATAGTTTCTATTTATAGACACTGTAAAAGGTGTCTATTTTTTATGCAAAGAAAAGGAAGTGATAAAAATGGCAAATGAAAGTAATTTAAAAAAGGGAAAAAACACACAATTTGATAAATTAACAGGCGAGGAACTGGCGAGAATGACAAAAAAAGCAGGTAAAAAATCAGGACAAGTAAGAGCTGAAAGAAAAAAATTCAATGAATTATTTAATAAATATTTAGATAAAAAAATAACAAATGAGCAGATAAAAGAACAAATGTTGCAATTTGGATTTACAGATGAAGAATGTATTAATAAAAATGCTATGGTATTTGCACAATATAAAGAAGCATTAAAAGGAAGTACTCAAGCATTTATTGCAGTTAGAGATACAATTGGAGAAAAACCAGTAGAACAAATACAAAACATAAATCCACCAGTAATAAATATAGAAAGACCAAAAAAAGATGGTTAATCCATATAATATAATAGCAGAACATTTTTGGGATTTATTAGATGATTGTTTAGATAATAAACATACACATTACTGGTTAAAAGGACGGAAGACGGAAGTACGAAATCAAGTTTTATTGGAATAATAATTCCATTAATGATGATGTTAGATGCACAAAATAAAATTTGCTCAAATGCAGTAACAATGCGTAAAGTAGGCGACACATTAGCTGACAGTGTTTATACTCAAATTTTATGGGGAATAGAAATGTTAGGAGTATCAGAATACTGGGATGCTAAAATAAGTCCCTTAAAGTTAACATACAAACCAACAGGACAGCAAATATTATTCAGAAGTTGTAACAACAAAGATGATTATAGAAAAATAAAGTCAACAAAATTTAAAAAGGGATTTTGTAAATATTGCTGGTATGAAGAATTAGACGAATTTTTTGGAATGGAAGAAATAAGAAGTATAAATCAATCATTGCTTCGTGGTCGGTAGTGGCTACGAGGTCTTTTATTCTTACAATCCACCTAAAATGATAGCAAGTTGGGTAAATGCAGAAGTAATAAATATAAGAACAGATAGATTAGTACATAGCTCTACATATCTAGATGTTCCAGTTGAATGGCTAGGAGAACAATTTATAATTGAAGCTGAAACATTAAAAAAAGAAAATGAATTAGCATATAGAAATGAATATTTAGGAGAATCAACAGGAACAGGAGGAGCAGTATTCACTAATATAGTTTTAAAAGAAATAACAGATAGTGAAATAAAAAAATTTGATAATATATCTGATGGTATAGATTTTGGATATGCAGTAGACCCAGTAAGCTATGGTCAAAATCATTATGATAAAACAAGAAAAAAATTATATATATTTAATGAAATATACAAAGTAGGAATGTCAAATAAAAGATTACATGAAGAAATATTAAAAGTAAAAATTGGAAATAGTCAAATAACAGCAGATAGTGCAGAACCAAAAAGTATAGATGAACTAAATAGTTTAGGAAAAATAAGAGTAGTGGGAGCCAAAAAAGGTCCAGATAGTATAGAATTTGGAATTAGATGGTTGCAGAATTTAACAGAAATAATAATAGACCCAATCAGGTGTCCAAATACAGCAAAAGAATTTAGCACTTATGAATATGAAAAAGATAAATATGGAAATTTCAAAAGTAAATATCCAGACTTTAATAATCATAGTATAGACCAGACAAGATATAGTCGTGAAAAAGATATGAATTTCAAAACAATAAGTTTTGGATATAATAGAATAATTTAGGAGGATAATATGTCAATAGTAGAAAAAATACAATATTCTGATGATTTTTTAAGTGAAAAAAATATAGCAAATAATATAAATACATTATGGGGAAAAGCAATACCAATATTGTTGCACCGAAAATACTTATATGATAGATATACAAGAAAATATGACACAAGTGATGTAATAGTAGCACTAGAGTTTTATATATCTACTATTGCTAGTGGATATTTTGGAGGTAAAGAGCCACAGTTTAAAGTAAATAAAATAAATGAAACACAGCAAGGAATATTAAAGAAAATATTTAATAAAATATTTGGAGAGAAGAATAATTCAGAGGAATATCAGGCTATCATTGATTATATTACAAAATATAATGACAATGGTAGCTTTTTCTATGACTGTGTAAAAGATTATATTATTACAGGTGCTTGTTATGGTTTACTATATGAAAATAAGGAAAATGAAGTAGTATATGCAAATACATCGAGTTTAACAAGTGTAGCGATATGGAATTATGAAACACCATCTCAAAAAATAGGATTATTAAGATATTGGACGGAAAATTCAAATAATGGTGGATTAGATATACATTTAGAAATTATAACGAAAGATTATAAAAAACATTATATTGGTGGAATGGAAACAACCATAGTAAATAGTAATACAACTCCAGAATTTAAGGAAGAAACAAGCGAAAATAAATCAATATTATGGGATGATATACCAATTTTTGGAGTAGAAAATCCAGATGGATTATCTTTGTTTGAAAATGTAATAACATTAATAAAGAAACATGAACAAGTAATAAAAAACAATTCAAATATATTTCAATACAATGATAAAGCGAAATTAAAAATAACAGGATTTACTCCACAAAATGAAGCAATAATTGAAGCAGTAGATAAAAATGGAGAAATAAAAAAAGATAAAGATGGACAACCAATTATGATAAAGAATCCTGCAAGACAAAAAGAAGATGAAGCAATATTAAATGCTGAAGTATTTTATACTCCAGATAATACAGGAGATATAGCTTGGGTTACTAAAGATATAAATGATACTGCATCAGAAAATCATAAAAAAACTTGTTTAGATACTGCTTTAATGATAAGTGGTGTACCAAATGTAACAGACCAAGGATTTACTAATGCAGATAATTCTAGTGCATTAGAAAAGAAATTTTTTCCACTCGAACAAGTACTACAACAAACAGATAAACTATTTAAAAAAGAATTTTTAAGAATGTGGGAAATGATAACATCAAGAATCAATTTGAAAAAAAGTACAAAATATGATTTTAGAGATGTAGAAATAATTTTAACAAGAAATTTACCAAGTAATAATCAAGAAATAGTAGATAGTTGGCTAAAATTAAGAGGACTATTGAGTGATAAAACAGTAATAGAACATTTGCCTTATGACTTAGATAGTGAAAGTGAAATAGCAGAAATTGATGCACAAAATGAATCTAATATGCAAAAAAATATGGAAAATATGCAAATGTTAGGAAGTGAAAAGAAAGATGCAAAAGATATGGAACTATCACAATCAAAAGATGATAGAACTCAAGAAGATATATCAGAGAATAAACAAACAGACACAAAACAAAATTCAAACAATATTCAAGATGCTAAATTTAAATAATAATAACTTATATAATATAGCAGATATAAAGACTAAAAATATAGTAAATACATATATAGAAGAATGGAAAGATAAAGGATTACTAACAGGATATTTTGGAATGTTAGCAAATAATATTTATAAAAAAAATAGAGTAAAGAATAGTGTAATATTAGAACTACTTATATATGGTACATATATCGAAGAACAAAATAAACTAAAAGAAAAAGAACAACAAATAATGTATGATGATGTAAATTACTATTATCAAGAAGGACAAAAAGAAGTTAATAATACATTGAAAAAGAAGAAGCCAATATCAATAATAGATATGGCTTTATTTTTATATTTATTAGAACAACCTAATTATACAGGATTAAATTATGAGAAAAGTATTCAAGCAACAATACAGTATAATACACAGCAATTATATAAACAAATACTTATTAATATTCAACAACAAAAAGAGCTAGAAATAGAAAATGATGAGTTTCAGAACATATTGAACAGACAGGAAAATACAAAATTATGTATAAATAATGATAAGATATCTGGATTTATGGATACACAAATAATTGGACTGAATAATCAAGCAAAAGTGGAAGGAATAAAAGAATTAGATAATAATATTAATGCTAAGGTTAAATTTGTTGCAGTAATAGATAGCAAAGAAACAGATATGTGTAATAGTTTAAATGGGCAAGAATTTTATATAAATAAAGAAAATATATTTGATAGATATTATGGAGAAACACAAAAAGAATTAAGAATGCAAAAAATAAAATGCAAAGGTCTAGTGTTAGGATTAAATTTACCACCAATTACACACCATTTTCATTATTGTAGAAGCTATATCATATATTTAACACATAATATTAATAGCGAATTTAATATTAAAAGAAAAATTGCTAGAAGTTTAAAGAAAAATATGTTAAAATACAATACAAAAGGAGTAAGTAAAATTGCATTACTAGAAAATTTTATCAAAGCAAATAAAGTATTAAATGATTTTCCTATATTAAAAAATAAAATAATTAATGTGCAAATAAGAGAAAACAAAGACTACTTAATGGCAATAAAGCCAAAAGGTAATGGATATAAGCTATATATAAATAAAGATATGTTCAGTACAAAGAAAAAAGTTAAAAATGAATATAATAATTTATTAAAAGCAGGAGAAACACCTAAAGGAACAAGCTATAAAGATATATTAAATCATGAGTTGGGTCATGCAACTATATTTGAAATAATAAAAAATAAATATAATAATAATCTCAGAAACATGGAATTTGACTGGGAAAATAATATTTCTGCAAAGGAAATAGTTAATGAAGCATTAAATAATATTAAAATAACTGATTATGATAAAAGATACAAAGCAGTTTTTAATTTATCAAAATATTCTCTTGAAAATGCATCTGAAACAGTAGCAGAAGCATTTGCTGATTATTATGCTAATGGAAAAAAATCAAAAAAAATAAGTAAAGAGATAATAAAGATAATGAGAGGGAGGTTATAGATGGCACAAAGTTCACAAAGATTTAGAGATTGGTTTGATTATGAAGAAGATGTGTATGGCAATAGAAAATTAAGGCAAGATACACCTGAAGATATAAAAAAAGAATATGAGGAATATAAAAATAAAAAAAGACAGGCATTTAAAAAAGAAGGAATTATATATTAAGTCTTAAAAGCACTTACTAAAAATAGTAGGTGTTATTTTTATATAGAAAGGAGATGAAAAATATGGCAGTACAAATAACAGCTATAATATGTGGAACAATAATAGCATTAGCAATAATAGGACAATTTGGAAAAGATGAGGATTAATAAGTTATTAAAGTTTTATAATTATAAATTAAAGAGCTAAGTCGACAAGCTCTTATTTTTTTGCGTTTTATCCTAGTTAGCATGAATAAAGGAAATAAGAATGTAACAATTTGGGCTTAAGTGAACAAATTGGGACAAGGAGTATAAAAATGGAAGAAGAAAAAGAAAATGTTAATACTGGGGCAGAAGAACCAGCGGGAACAGAAAAAGAAGTTAAAACTTTTGATGATATTCTTTCAAATAAAGAATATCAAGCGGAGTTTGACAGAAGAGTTCAAAAAGCTATTGAAACAGCTAAAGGAAAATGGCAAGAAATAAATGATGCTGAAAAATCTGAAGCTGAGAAATTAGAAAAAATGAACAAAGAACAAAAACTTGAATATCAAGCACAAAAAGAAAAGAAAGAAAAAGAAAATGCACTTGCTGAGCTTAATTCTTATAAATTAAAAGAACAAGCATTATTAATAGCAAGTGATAAAGGATTAGATGTATCTTTACTTAGTTTCTTTAATTTTAAAACAGAAAAAGCAGAAGAACTTGATGAGAAAATAAATGAAATATCAATTGCCTTCAATAAAGCAGTAGAAAAAGCAGTAAATGAGAAATTAAAAGAAGATACACCAATCACAAAAACAACTAGCAATATAGAAAAGAAGACAATTGCTAGAGCAAGTTATTAAAAATAGGAGGATTTTAAAATGGAAGAAAATATTACACAAGAAGCACTAAATGTAATGCTTCAAGATGGCACAACAAAAGATAATTTAAAACAAGTATTAAATGGAGTTTTAGAAAATGTATCTGCAAGAGCAGTATCAGAACAAATTAAAGCCAAAAATGGTTCAGGTAATCCAGAAGGTGGAACAATCGAATATAAAAGATTTGTAAATGCAGAATTAAAAGATAAAGGTACTGCAAGAGAAGCTGGTAAAGGTGATAAAGTAAAAAACAAACCTGTAAAAGTATATATTGATGATGATAAAGAAATAGTAGAAGAATTACAAGGAAAAGATGTTAAGTTATATGGTATTGATGGAATGGCTGAAAAAAGAAAAGTAAATCATCAATCAGCTATTATTAGATATTTAGATAGAGAATTTTTTAAAGAAGTATTAAAAGGAACAAAAATCACAGCAAAAGACACAGTACAAAGCTCAATTGATGAACTATTAGAAAATGCAAGAACTTTAAAAAATGATTTTATTGATGGTATTGAATCAGATTTACTTGTAATTGTTGTAGATAGTAAATATAGAAAAGAAATGAAAAAGATATTAGATGAATTACCTAACGGAACAGATCCAAAAGAACAAGCTATTGGTATGTATGACTCTGTTAGAGTATATGAATCAACTAGAATGCCTGAAGGTGTAAGAGCCGTTGTTATGATGGATGGTGCAATTGCTCAACCATATTATGTATCAGAATATGGAGCAGAAAAAATACCATTTGATGATGCAGTTGCTTTAGAAGATTTCTTATATAAAGGAACAAAAGCATTAATGGAAGATACTATTTTTTATATTCAAGATGAAGCAGCAACTAAAGTAAAATCAGCTACAAAATAATGAGGAGGCAATATGATGTCAAATAAAATCGAAAAATATGAAATGCGAGATAAAATAAAAGAAAGATTAGGAGCGAATTATTGTAATAATACAGAATTTATAATAGATGATATTATAGAAGATATGACACTTATTGCCTGCGATGCTTCTAATCGAAAAGAAAATGATATAAAGTTAAAACCATACATAAAAAAAGCTGTTATTTCTGAATATTTACAAAGAGGAGCTGAAGGATTACTTTCTCGTAATGAAGGTGGAATTTCTAGTTCTTTTAATGATATAGAAAAGAAATTAAGAAATGATTTAATTTCTATAAGACTATTTAAATAGGAGGATAGAAAAATGTTACTAAGAGATTTAACAGAAGTTTGGGTGTCTGAATATGAAACACTAAATAACCATGGTGAGAAAAGCAAAAAATGGAAATTTAAAAAATTAAACACTTTTAATAAAACAGCTTTTTTAAATTTACAGCAAGATATAAATGAATTAGATAAAAACTCAGCAGGAGAAATTGATTATAGTATAGTAAATGCAAGAACTAATGATAAGTATGACATACAAAAAGGAAATGGAATATCTCTAACAGATATATCAAAGGCAGAAAGTTTTATACCAGACTATACTGTAACAGATAATCCTAAAGTAGGCTCAACTACATTATATAAATTGGAGAAATATAATGGGAATTAAATTAAAGTGTAAAGTAAAAGGCATAACTAGTCTTGAAAAGAAAATAAATAGGATTATTAATGAGATTCCAAATTTGAAAGATGAAATTGTAAAAGAAATATTAAGTAATATTCAAGGTTATGCAATAAAGTTGGAAAATGGTCATAATTCTAAAGGGATTTTAGTTGAAATCATAGAAACTTCAACAATGGAAGTAAAAGGACGTGTATATGCAGATCCAAATAAGTTTATTACAGATAGTGGTAAGCCTTATTTATGGTTTGAATATTTTGGAACAGGACAATATGCAGAACAAGACCATATAGGAAAAACAAAGCATTTTATTGAGAGTGGATATACTGAATGGTATATCCCTGTTCATAAAGCAGGAAGAAAACTAAATTACCCAATTGTAACAATAAATAATATTAAGTTTTATGTTGCTGTGGGAGCTAAAGGGAATCATTTTATAGAAGATGCTGAATTTAAAACAAGAGAGGAAAATAAAAAAATAGCAAAGAAAAAACTTGATAGCTTTTTTAAGGAGGTATGTAAATGAAAGAATTTACAATAAAAGATATTTCGGATTTACTATATGATGATTTATCACAAATAAAGGATGATAATATAAATTTTACAGAAACAGTTTTAACAATGCCAACAACAGAGAGTAAGTTTCCATGTAGACTAATACATACTCCTTTAGATAACATAGTAAAAAGCGAGAATGCTATACCAGTCTTAAAAGATTTTGAAATTACAATTGAGCATTGGGAATCTGGGCAACGAAAATGTATGGAAATGGCAAGTAATACAGATGAAGTATTACAAAAAAGAAATATGCTAAGAATAAATACTCAACCAATACTTTATGATGATATAACAAAAAAATATAGATTAATAACAAAGTATGATGTTCGTTGGAATGCTCTAACAAACTCATTTCAATTTATAAAATAAAAGGAGGAATAAAAATGTCAAGTCCATTAAATGAAAAAACATTAACAGGAGTAGGAGATACTCCACTAACAAGTACATTATCAACATTATGGTTTGGTAATAATGAGAATAAAACACAAGTAGGTTTTGTTCAATCTATACCAGAGTTTTTAAAAGCTCCAGAAGGAGTAACATGGTCTTCACTCGATATAGATGATGAAAGAATGGCACCTGGTAGAAAGAAAGCAGAAGCATTAGAAATAGAAATTTTATTTACAACTAAGGGATATAAAGAAGTTAAAGAACAAAATGGAAAAACTAATACTTGGTATATTCAATTACCAGATGAAACAGCAGAAACGACTGGAAAGCCTTTAACATGGTCTTTTAGTGCAACATCTTATATAGGATTAGGAGAACTTGCAATAGATGATATGATAAAAGCAAAAATAACTATATATAGAAGCGGTTCTATAACTGAAACTGAAGGTTTTCCCACAGCCTAGTTCTACATTAAGTGCTAGGAGTAGAACAAACAAGAAAACTAGTACAGAAAATATTGAGAAGGCTTAAACAGTCTTCTCTCTTTTGCAAAGGAGAGAAATAGAATGATAATAGAAACAAATAATAAAACAGTTAATTTAGTATTAACTACAAAGAAAATAATAGATATAGCAAATATATTGAAAAATAAAAATTTTGAAAAAGCATTTATGGAAGCATATTCTATATGCGACCCAGTTGCATTATCAAAAATATTATATAAAATAGCAGAAAATGAAAAAGAAGAAAGTTTTTTTGGAAGTACTGATGAAGTATATGATTTTATTGATGAATGTAGAAAGTCAGGAATGACAATAAATAATATTTATGAAAAGATTACAGAGGCATTGAATGAAGAGGGTTTTTTCAAAAAGAAAATGAACAAAAAAGAGTTAAAAGAAATGATGTCAAATCCTTTATTAACAACAGATATGGACAAATTAGTTCAGAAATCAGCGGAAAATGCAATAACTCAAATAGCAGAGAAAGAATTTCAAGGATACATGGCCTAGATGATATTATTAATGATATAAGAACCTCTAATAATTTAGTAGAATTAATTTATTCAATAGAACTTCTTTCATATTATTTTGGAATGAAGCCTAAAGAATTTTGGAATAGTAGATACTCAGAAATAAATAATTATTGTCAAATGTGTATGATGAAAATCATAGATGATTTGAAAAGAGAAATTAGTTTACAAGAAGCGGTTACTAATAAACTAATTAGAGCTGATAGTATGAGTAAAAACCCTAAAATAATACCTATAAAAGATAGTTATAAAAGTCTGTTTACAGAAAATCAGCCAAAAATTGACTCAGCAAAAGAAATAACCAGAAAAATGAGAACTATTATGAAAGTAGAAAACTAAATAATTTTTTACAAAAATTAAGAAAAATATTATATGACAAATATTGACATATATTACAGATAATGGTATTTTAATTATATAGAAATTAAAGGGAGGAAAAAATATGTCAAATCAAGAAGATGAAAAAAAATCCATTTTTAAAAAGGCATGGTTTTGGATAGCTATTGTTATAATTATGATAGTAATAGTAGCTAATGGAAATAGTTCAGAAAATTCTACAACAAACAATAAAAAAGATATTGTAAGTACTAAATCTGAAAATAGTAGAATAGAAGTTAATGTTGAAGATTTTAGTAAAATGTCTAAAAAAGAAATACAAGAATGGTGTAAAAAGAATAATATCGAATGTGAAATTACTGAAGAATATTCTAATAAAATTAAAAAAGGAAATTTTGTAAAGCAAAGTTCAAAAACTAATAGCAAAATTTACGAAGGAGATAAAATTACAATTGTATATTCTTTAGGAAAAGAACCTTCAATAGAATATAAGAATGCACTTAACAAAGCAGAAAGTTATGCAAATACAATGTATATGTCAAAGCAAGCAGTATATGACCAATTAGTTTCAAAATATGGAGAAAAATTTCCAAAAGATGCTGCACAATATGCAATAGATAATGTAAAAGCTGATTGGAATAAAAATGCCTTAGAAAAAGCAAAATCATATCAAGAAAATATGAGTATGTCTAAAAGTGCTATATATGACCAATTAATATCAAAATATGGAGAAAAGTTTACTAAAAAACAAGCAAAATATGCTATAAATCATTTGGATGATTAATATTATAAAAAATAGGAGGAAATAAAAATGGCAGAAACAGAAGTAAAAAAGACTGGTTTTGGAACAGCTGGTTTAGTTTTAGGGATAATTGGAATTTTAACATCTTTCATTCCAATCATTAACAATCTTTCATTTGTTATGGGAATATTAGCTGTAATTTTTGGAGTAATTGCTTTTTTGAAAAAGGCAAGTAAAGCTAAGGTTATTGTGGTAATTATTCTAGGAATACTTTCAATAGTTATAACAATAAATTCACAAAAGGCAGTAGGAGAAGCTCTTGAAACAATGGGAAATGAAATATCTAATAGTTTAGATACGGCAACAGGAGCAAATACAGAAGAAGTATTAAAAAATGATTTAGATGTTTCTTTAGGAGATTTTAAAGTAACTAAAAAAGATTATACAACAGATACAGAATTATCAGTTAAAGTAAAAAACAAATCATCTGAAAAATGTTCATTTAGTGTAACAATTGAAGCAGTTGATAAAGAAGGAAATAGAATAGAAGAAGATACTATTTATTTTAATGATTTAAAAGCTGGACAAGGAAAAACAGATAATGCTTTTACATTTGTTGAATCAGAAAAAATAAATAAATTAAAAAAGGCTAAATTTAAAATTCTAGAAGTATCTAAATATTAGTAAAATGTAGAAAGCAGGCTTTGGATGTATTAAGACCAAAATATTATTAATAAAAACAATAAAATATTTTAAAAATATAAGTATTTTTAGTAGAATTACCTAATAATTTACACAAAACTAAATAATTAGGTAATTTACTTATTATACGACATAAAGTTAGAGGTGAAAATATGGAAAGTTATGAAAAAGAAAATAATTATTATCAAATTCCAATTAGTATGGGACTGTTCATTTTTTGGTTAATAATAACAATTCTTTTTACTTTAATAACTGCAGGAACTTTATTTTTTTTACTTATCATTCCAATTATTATATATTTTCAATTAAAAAATACTAAATATAAATACAATGATAAAGAAATAATCATAGATAAAGGATTGATTTTTAAAACTCATAAATCTATTGCACTCAGTAAAATAGAAGAAGTAAATATAGTAATTGGATTAATGACATTAATGGTTCAAGCGAGACCAATATCACTAATGAATATTAAAGGTTTAAAAAAAGAAGCTAATAAATTTATACAGAATTGGAATCAAAATAGATAAAACACAGCTTAAATAAGTGTTTTAATACACATAAAATCCAGAAAGTAGGTGAAAAATGGAAAAGCAAGATAAAACTGCATTAATGATTATAGCAATTTTACTTGGAATACTATTGTTTCTTAATTTATTGCTTATAATTATTATGCCAGCACTTATAGTATTAGAAATTATTTTATTTATTCTTGAATATTTTACTATAAAAAAAATAAGGGAAATAAATCAATATAATAAAGAAGTTTTAGATAAGCAAAATGAATTAATAAGTAAAGGATATGTAAAAATATATGATACTTTTTTTATAAATGAGAAGAAAAGCAAACTGATTATAAATGGACATGAGTATAACTTTTCACAAATTATTGATTGTGAATTGATAGAAAGTAATGGTACATTTGATAATACATTTGGTAAAACCAAAATAAAAAATAATAGTATAAAGACACATTCACTTTCTGTTGAAACAAATTATTGTATAGATTTATATATAAATATAACGGTAGATGATTTTAAAAGTCCAAAATTAAAGTTAAATATTATAAGAAATAGACGTATTATAAAAAATAGTAAAAAATACAATGAAATGCTAGAAAATGCAAATAATATATTGTCAACACTAAAGTTAATTAAACATAAAAATAATGAAACACTTACTTAAGTAAGTGTTTCATTATTTTATAAAAGAATAGATATAATCTATTGTGTATGGTAAATTGGGCAGATTATATCTATTCTAACAGAGATAGTTAAATATTATAACACATACACTAATTTATTTCAAGTATTTAAAAATTATACTATAATGTATTGATAATTTCTTGCAATATTTTATTACATAATGTAAAATGTTGGAAGGGAGGAAAAAAGATGTTTTGTGAAAAATGTGGTAAGAATATAGATGATGAAAGTGCTTTTTGTAGATATTGTGGAACACAAATAAAAACTGTAACTAAAGATACTACTATAAATACGGGGATTAAATGTTTAAAATGTAATTCAAGCAATATAAATATTCAACGAGAACAAACAGCTAATATAGGAATAGAACATACAAATTATTATAATACTCAAAAACATCATGGACTAATATATTTTTGTTTTATAGGTTGGTGGATATGGATATATAAATTAATGTTTTCATTAATGTTTTTACCATTTACAATTCTTTTTGGTAGTTCAAAAAGAAGAAAAGTAGGTATATCTAATTCTATAAATACAAATAAAACAATAAATAAAACTGTTGCAGTTTGTCAAAATTGTGGATATGTATGGAATGTAAAATAAAAATTAATATAATAAAGTAAATGAAGTACTAGATTAATTTCTGGTACTTTTTTATTTGTAGAAAGGAGAAAAAATATGACTGTTGAAGAAATAGAAATTATAGTTACTGCAAGAGTAACAGAAGTGTTAAAAGAGTTTATAAAAATATTACCAGCTATAAAGCAAACAATAAAACAAGTTCAAGATGCGTTTGACACAATAGATACAACTGAAATTGAAAAAAACATGAAGAAAATAATTAGTTCATATTCAAAAACAATGAAAAAAATATCAAAAGAAAATAAGATAAAACTTGAAGTAACTAATAATGATGCAAACAAAGCAATAAAAGAAACAGAAAAAAAGCTAGACAGTTTAAAGAAAAAAACAACATCTAGTGAAGGTTGGAAGGGATTTAATAGTTCAGAAGAAGCTGGAGATATTAGTGGTATAAAGATAAATGGCTTAGATAGTAGTGAGTACATAAAAGAAATAAGTAAAATTAAAGAAAGCATTCAAGAAATAAACAGAATGGAAATAAAACCAAAAATACAACAAAATATTTCAGGTAACATTAAAAATGAAAATACAATAAATCAAGAATCACCTAAAATTGATGTAAAACCACCACAAGATAATATTTCAATGTGGGATGTACTTAGAGCTAAAATAGAACAGTTAAAACCTACATTAGCACAAATAAGAATAAAAATACAAGAACTAAAACAAACAAATGTACTAAGTATAGGGAATTTAGATATTAATTTTAAACCATTAATAAATCAAATAGATAGAGCTAGAGCACCATTAGACAATTTTAAAGATGGAATAAAAAGAGCAAAAGCAGAAGGAAAAAGTCTTAGTAGCATTTTTTCAAATAAAATAGGAAATTCTATTAGCAAACTACCTGAAAAAATGAAAGGCTTTTTATCTTCTATAAAAAATGCAGGAACAAAATTGAGTGGATTATCTAAGATTGGTAATAGTATAAAAAATTCTTTTAGTTCTATGGGAAAAAGTGTAAAGAATGGATTTTCTCATATTTTAAAATATGCAGGAGCATTATTTTCTATCAGAGGAATTTATGGTGCATTAAGTAACTCTGCTAGTTCATGGTTGTCAAGTCAAAATGCTGGTGCTAAACAATTAAGTGCAAATATAGAATATATGAAAAATGCAATGGGTTCAGCATTAGCACCAGTAATTCAGTTTGTTACTAATTTAGTATATAAATTAATGAAAGCTATACAAAGTGTTGTTTACGCTTTAACAGGAGTAAATATATTTGCAAAAGCAAGTGCATCATCAATGGGAAATGTAGCATCAAATGCTAAAAAAGCTAAAAATGAAACAAAACAATTAGCGGGAATACATAACGAAATAAATAACATTTCTGATAATGATTCTGGAGGAGGAAGTGGAAGTGTTACACCTGATTTTGATTTATCTAATGTAGACAAAGAAATGTCTTTATTAGCACAAAAATTATATGATTTCTTCAAACCAATAAAAGAAAGTTGGGATATTTATGGACCAGAACTAATAAACCAAATTAAAGTTACAGCTGGACAGGTTGGATATTTATTGTCATCTGTGTGGGGAAGTTTTGAAAAAATTATAACAAATGGAACGATATATACAACATTAAAGTTAATATTTGAAATTATAGGAAATATAGCTGAAGCTTTTGCAAATGCTTGGAATTATAATGGAAATGGTGATGCTATTGTTCAGAATTTAGCAAATGCCTTTAATAGTTTATTAAAAGCAATTAATAATGTAGTTAAAGATGAAAAGTTTCAAAATTGGTTAAATAATTGTTCAGATAAATTTAGAGAAATATCTGAAAAAATAGCTGATATAAACTGGCAACCTTTAATAGATGCTTTATTCGATATAGGAGAAAAAATAGAAACAGTTGCTCTTAATATATTAAGTGGTTTGGTAGATGTATTTAAGTGGATAGTAGAAAATCCAATAGTAATTGAAACAATATTAGGAATAGCATTAGGAATTAAAGCAATAGCAGTAGCAATAGGTATTTATAATGGTGCAATGGGAATCTATAATGCTATAATGCCAATAGCAACAGCAGTATCTACTGCATTTGGAATTAGTATAGGATGGCTTATTGTAATTATAGCAGCTATAATAGGTGCAATAGCATTAATTGTTGTAGCAATTATGAATTGGGATACGATAATAAAAGCACTAAAAAATACGTGGGAAATGATAAAACAGAAAGCACAAGAAATATGGAATGCAATAGCACAGTTTTTTTCTAACTTATGGGAAGGAATCAAAAATACAGTAAGCAATGTTTGGAATGGAATTAAAACCTTTTTAAGTAATTTGTGGAATGGTATTTTAAATATTGTAAAAACAGTATTTAATGCAATAGCAACATTTTTTAAAAATATATGGAATGGTATTAAAAATGTAGTATCAACAGTATGGAATGGTATTAAAACAACTATATCTAATCTAATAAATGGTATAAAGAAAACTATTTCTACTGTATTAAATGGAATAAAAACAATATGGAATAATATATGGAATGGATTAAAAACAACAGTAAGCAATATTTTTAATGGTATATGGAATGTTGTAAAGAAAGTTATAAATTCTATTCTTGGCGGAATAGAAGGAATGGCAAATGGTGTTGTTAATGGCGTTAATACAATTATTAAAGCATTAAATAATTTAAAAATAGATATACCCGATTGGGTACCAAAATTTGGAGGACAAAAATTTGGATTTAATATAGGATTAATACCTAAAGTATCTATTCCAAAACTTGCTAAAGGAAATGTTGCTTATGGAGAAACACTAGCTATTTTTGGTGAATATTCAGGAGCTAAATCTAATCCAGAAATTACAGCACCACAAAGTATTTTAAGAGATACGTTTGAAGATGTATTGTCAGGACATAATGAAAATAACAGCCAACCTTTACATGTAACAATTCAGTACTTAGGAAAAACAATATTTGATGATACAATAGATTATATTAACTCAAAGACCAGAAGAACTGGTAAAAATACAATAGTAATGGTAGGTGATTAATATGTTATGGAGAGAGCATGGAAGTACAAAAAATTTACCAACGCCATCTACATATAGTGCAGATATAGAAGATACTGATAATGATAGCTATACAAGTAAAAAAACAGGAGCTTTAATAGATAATCCTATTGCAGTAGGAATGTTAAAATTATCTATGTCATGGGACTTAAATTCAGAAGAGGAAGCAGAATTTTTAATGCAAAAAACATATAAAAATCCATTAATATTAGATATAAAAGTTCCAGTAATTAATGGTGGTTTTTTAGAAGGCGTAAAATTTAGAGTTTCAAAAAGAAAAGTAGATATGATAGATACAGAAAAGAGCACAGATACCACAAAAACAAGGTATAAGTGCTCTTTTAGTTTAATGCAAAAGGAATTAACAAATGCTCAAAAACAAGCTGTAAAACAAGCAAATACTTAGGAGGAAATAAATGTATAATACCAGTCAAGAATATAAAAGTAAAATATTAAAAAGTTCTACAATACATGAACTAAATATTTATATAGATGGGAAAAAAGTAGACCCAAACCATATTACTGGTTTTAATCAAACAATTCAATTATTTAATAATGAAGAATTTTGTTTAGGATGCACACCAGAAATAGATATAGAATTTGAAATTGACAAAAGAGATTTACCACAGTCATATAACGAAGTTTATGTTGAAAGTGGACTAGATGATGAAATAATTCCGATAGGACATTTTATTATTCAAAAACCAATTGAAGATGATGAATTAAAAGTAAAAATAAAAGCTACTGATTATATGAAAAAATTTGAAGATGGTGAATATGATGGGAGTGATTTAGAGTATCCTGTTACATTACTAGAATTATTAAAAGATATATGTAAGAAAATAGGGGTGGAACTTGGTTCCGCTTCTTTTCTTAACTCTAATAAACAAATAGCAACATATGACAATACTATTTCTCCTCGAACACTTGTAGGATACATAGCAGAACAAGCAGGAGGATTTGCTACAATAGGAAGGGACGGAAAACTATATATAAAAACAATTGGTCAAGACATAATAAATTTTGATATAGAATTATTTAGAGATTATATATGGGGAGATGCTATAAAGATTACTAGAGTATCGTATGAAGATGGAATACAAGACTATAAATTTGGAAGTAATGATAGTGCTACATTATATATAGATACAAATAATATGTATATTACAGATGAGAAACAAATTGAAAATATTTATAATACAGTCAAAAATTTAGAAGTTTTTTCTTTTGAAGGTGCAAGTATAATTGACCCATCTTATGATATTGGAGATATTCTAATAATAGATAATAAGTTAGTTATATATCAAGGAGAACTTGAATATTCAGGTAAATTCATTGCAACTATAAATAGTAAATTACAGCCAAAGACAGAACAAGAAAGTATGCAAACTAAAGAAAGTACTTCTAAAAAAATAAGAAAGATAAAGTCAACTATTGACCAAATAGAAGGAAAAATAACACAAATAGTAGAAGAAAACAGTGAAAATAGTAACAAAATTTCAGAAACTATACAAACATTAGATGAAATTTCTCAGAAAGTAAACAGTATAGAAAATTTAACTAGAGAAAAAAAGCAAGTAAACAATTTATTTTTAAATGACGCATCAGAAGGAGAAAATTATATAATAGATTTATACATATATGGAAACACAACATATTTTACAGAAAAAAATATAACAATAGCTGCAAGTTCTGAAAAAAGCGGTTATGGAAAAACTATAAACATAATAAATGAAGATAGGGAAGATATATTAACAGAAGGTAGAGAAAATATTGTATTGGAAAATGAAAATTTTTATATAACTTATTGTTCAATTACATTAGATGATTTATTAAGAAGTTTAGAAATAAATAATCAGAAATATTATGACTATATTCATATATATCAAGATGGAACAATAGAAATAGTAAGAAAAATAGGAGTTAACGAAAGTGGAGATTTATATTTATTAGATAAAGAAATAGTATATACATTAGATAAAAAACTAATATTACCTACTAAAAATAATGGATTATATTATTTCATTGAAGAAATACCAAACTTAGAATACAAAGTAAAATACATAGTAAATAATGAATATTCAAATACATATATTACTAAATATGAATCTGAATCAGCAATTAATATTGCAAAAAATTCAATAGAAATGTATGTTAATGAAAAAACGGATACAGATGAATTAATTTCAAAGATAAATATGAAACCAGGACAAATAGATATGACTGGACTAGTAACTGCAAATGAAAATTTTAAAATATTACAAGATGGTTCCATAGAAGCTAAAAACGGTTCTTTTAGTGGGAATATTTATTTAGACGATGGAAATAAGGTTATTGGTGGAGATGGTATGTTATCTAATATGCAATTTTTTGCTTCTGGAATGGTAGGATATGATTTTAATTGGACAGGAGCTAATACAGGAAAGAATATTAGAGTAGGAATATATTTAGTGGCTTTCATACCAGAGAACTTTAAAGTTACATCTGCAACGTTAAGTTTATATAGTTCTCCCATAACATATGGAGGAATGAATGAAGGAGATAGTAATATTATTGGGTATAGTTCTAACGTTAAAGTATATAAAACTAATAATATACCTAAAATTGCCTATGTTGGCGGAACAGCTGGTATTGCTAGCATAGAAATTCCACAGTCAAAACCTAACAATGAAATTATAAAAGCATTTGGAAATAATGGAGTTACTTTTTCGAGTAGTAAAAATACAGCAATATCAGGTGATTTCTCTACAAGTTTAGAAATAGGAAATAATATTTTATTATTAGCTGATTACATAGGAACTCCAGGAACATCATATAATAATGGATGCAAAAGAACAGGATTTATATATGCTTTTCTTAATGTTATTGGATATTTGTCAACAAAAAAATAAAAAGGAGGAAAAAATAAATGGGAATAACTATAAGTGAATTAGAAAATACAAATAATTTAACTGGAACTGAAAAAATTCCAATAGTTCAAGATAATATAACTAAAAATGTAGAATTATTGAAAATGAAAGAATATATGAATATAGAAAATATTGAGGAAAAAATAAATACAATAAATGAAGATGTTATTATAGATAAAGTTTTAAATAAAAATGAAGGTTATATAAAATATGCAAATGGATATATGAAACAATGGAAAACATTAACAAAAACAGTAGGAGGAAACTTATGGGCAAATTTATACTATTCAGAACATGAGATGGGAAATTGGATGCAACCATTTACTAATTTTTTTGGTATTAAATCTAGTATAAATATAATACAGTGTTGGACTACACAAGCAAGACAAAGTAATACTTCTGCTGGAATAATAAGAGTATATAGACCTGATGCAACAACAGTAGAAGCTACTTTATACTTAGAAGCAAATGGATTATGGAAATAAGATAGAAAGGAGAAAAAATGAAACTTTTAGTTAATAAAGATAAAAAATTATTTTTATGTAAAAATGAATTTCTAGTTGAAGGCGAAAACAAAACTGACAAGCTAGAATTTGAATTTCCGTCTGAGCTAGAAAACTATATAAAATTTATTGTTATTAGTTCAGATGAGGGCAATTATATAGACTTAATACTAGATAACGAATATGTAATAACAAGAGCTATAAGTAATCTGAATAATATAAGTATAGCAGTAATATGTACAAATTCTGAAATTGTATCTGAGCTAACAAAAATAGAAGATTTAACAAATATAGAAAATGAAATAGAATTTCGTTCATTGTCAATAGAATTACCGACAATGAATTTTTTAGTCAATTTAGATACAGTTGAGAATGATGATAAACCTTCAGCAATAGCTCGAGTTTGTAAAAAAGTACTAAAAAATACTGAAGATATTAGTACAATAAAAGAAAATCAAAACATATTAAATCAAAGTTTTAATAATTTACAAAGTAATGTAGAAACAATAAACGACTCTAACAACAAGTTAATTGGAAAAACAAATACATTAGAAACATCAATTAGAACTAATTCTTATAATATACAAGCAGTAAATGAAAATTTAGAAACAAAATCAGATAAAGCAAGTACAGCTACTGATATAGAAGTAAGTTTAAATCAAGAAGATTATAAATTAAAGATATTTCTAAAAAACAATGAAGGACAAATATTAAGTGAAAAAGAAGTTGACTTTCCGATTGAGTCTATGATAGTAAATGCTACACTAAATAGAAAAACTAAAGAGATTGAACTAATTTTACAAAATGGAAATAAATTAAAAGTACCTGTTCGGAGACTTAGTAAGTGGATTAATAAGCCAAAATGAATTAGATACAGCTTTAGAAAATTTAAAAACAGATATTAAAAGAGAACTAATTGAAAATGTAAATTCAAACTATCAACAAAAGATAGAGGCATTTAATCAAAATGCTTCTGATAAAACAACTGTTTTTAATACAAATTCAGATTTAAGAGAAAATGAGTTTAATATAAATGCACAACAGAAAACCAACGAATTTAATCAGAATGCTGAAAGATATAATAAAAAACTAGAAGATTTACAAAAGCAGAATGAAGAACTCACAAAAAACATGAGTTTCAACAGCATAGAAGGCGAAATTATAGATATAGATGATGCACATTCTTATAGTAAAAATAAATTAGAAATTAAAGGTAATTCAAAACAAGAAATAAGAATAGGATATCAATTAATAAAAAGCAATACCGCAGAAACACAGACAAAAAATGAAATAACTTTTATAAAAAATAAAGATGAAAGTTGGACATTAAATGGGACAGCGACAAAATATACTAGTTTAAACATTGGAGCATGTAACTTGTCAGATAATACAATATATACTTTAAGTGGTGGATATAATTTAAATTGTTTTATACAAATAATACATGAAAAAGGAAGTATTACTAGTAGTACAAGTGCTAAAACATTTACTCAAAATGAAGAAGTTTCAGGAAGTGTATATATAGTAATAAACGAGGGAACAATCTTAAATAATGCAACATTAAAACCGTTGCTATACGAAGGACCGCATGATAGTAATAAAGAATATGAACAGTTTGGAGCTATACCAACTCCAAAACTGCCAAGTGAGATTAAATGTGTAAAGGGAAATATTAATATTACAACATATAATGAAAAACAGACAGAAATACGAATAATACATTTAAAAGATATAAAGCTATATGGAAACGAAAAAGCAAGAGATGAATTTATTAAAAAAATTGATGGATGGTATTTAATACATAATTGGAAAAAGTATATATTTGATGGTAGTGAAAATTGGGTCTTATCTGAAAGTAATAATGCACATAATTTTACACTATCTAATTTAGAAATTCCTCTTTATCCGAAATGGGATACAATGTACTTAAACTGTAATAGATTTCAGTTTATTAATACAAATTGGGGTACAGATATTACAAAGATTTATTTAGATAATGTCGGAAAAATAGTAATAACAATAGCATCTACAGATGAAAAACATTGCGAAACCATAGAAGAATTTAAAGTTTTACTGCAAGAATGGAATACTGAAGAAAATCCTTTAGAAATAGTATATTTATTATCTGAACCGATATTTGAAAAAATAACAGATATAGAATTAATAGAAGATTTAGAAAAATTATCAGAAACAAAAATGTACGAAGGAATAACACATATTGATAGTGATAGTATAGCTTATTTAAAATTAGAATATATGCAATCAAATAAAATTCTAAATCAAAAAAATAATGAAAAAATAAAAAATATAGAAAGCAGATTAGCTTTGCTAGAGGAGGGATAATATGACAATAGTAGAAAAATCAAGTAGTAGAAAAAAACTAGCAATATTAGAATTGGTAAGAGATGGAGAATATTCAGTAGCTTATGCATTAAGTAAAGTAGAAGAGCTACACGATAATAATAAATTAATTGATACAGATTACGAAGAAGTAGCAATATACTTAGAAGAATTAATAAGTAAAGAAACAGAAGGAAATACTGAAGAAGGAGAATAAATATGGAATCAATAATAACATCAATAATAACAGGTGGACTAGCTCTTTTAGGAGTGATTTATAGTAACATGCAAAGTAATAAAAAAATAGAAAATCAAATAGATAAAAAGCAAGCTATAACAGAAACAAAAATAGAAGAATTGACAAGAGAAGTTAGAGCACATAATAATTTTGCACAAAGAGTTCCTGTTCTTGAAGAGCAAATGAAAGTTGCAAATCATAGAATAGAAGATTTAGAGAAGTCTAATTATATTAAATAAAAAATAAAAACGTCTTAAAAACGATTGTGAAGATTGATTTTGAGACGTTTTATTAATTTTATAGGAGGATTAATTATGAAAAAGAAAATTGCTTTAATAATATTAATGATAATAACAACTATTATATTAATAATAAATTGCTTATATGTAAAAGATAAAAAAGTAGAGAAGATAGTCACAGATACAAGTAACAAAGTAGAAAATATAATATTGAGTGAAGAAACAATTGTATCAGCAGAAAATACAATAGAAGCAGTAAAGAAAGATGAACAGTTAGATACAACAAAAACTATAATAAATATAGAAGAAAATGAACTTGAACAAGATGCAATGGTAGACCAAGAAAATATATCTTACAATGGAGATATAAAAGCAGATGGATTAAAACTTTTAGGAGCATACCAGGGCTTAACGTATTATAGTCAAGCAGATACAAGATGGGCAAATAAATTATATACATCAAGTAATAATAAAACTCAAACAATGAAGTCTAGTGCATGTCGGACCAACATCGGCAGCAATGGTAGTAACAGCAAGTAAAGGAACAATATTACCAACAACAATGGCAAAATTATTTGTAGATAATGGATATAGGACTAAGTCAAATGGTACAGCATGGTCTGCATTTTCATTTACAGCAGATTATTTTGGGTTTAAAGAATTTCATACAACAGCGAATTATAATACAGCTATGAAGTATTTAGACAAAGGCTACTATATAATTTCAGCATGTGGAAATGGATTATTTACAACAAGCGGACATTATATATTTTTAACTTCATCAGACAAGAACAATATAAAATTATATGACCCATATCTGTATAACAATAAATTTAATACAGCAAGTAGAAAAAAAGCAAATGCAAAAGTAAGTAAAAATACAGTAACAGTAAGTAAAGCTAATTTTAAAAAGTATGCAAATGTAAAACAATACTTTATATTTAGCAATGATAAAGGTTCTGGCAATACGAAAAAAATTGTAAAGAAAGCTAAAATAAAAAATACAGTAGGAAAGAAAAAGACTTTAAAAAGTAATTGCATATTATATTCTAAAAAGAACTTAAAAGGAAAAAAATATACATATAAGAAAAATACAAAAATTAAAATATTAAAAAACATAAATAAGAATGTAGATTATATACAAGTAATAGTAACTAACAGAAAGGCTTATATTAATAAGAAACTATATAAATAGAATTGACAACAAACTGGAAATATGTTACAATTTTATTACTAAATGAAATAAAAACTTAATAAAAAAATGTATTGACAATACGAATGAAAAAAAATATATTTAAAGTAAATAAAAATGATAAAAACTTAAAAGTCTTTATCTGCTAGTTGTTTAAATTAAAAGTGAAGAGAGATAAAATCTCCCTTCAAGTTATTTGCTTAATTTGTCTGAATTGGAGTTCTCCGCATGAACTTCAATTTTTTCTTTACTATATGTAAGATGGAAATTATATCCTAATACTGCTAAAAAGCAGATTATCATACCTACAGAAAGAATAATTGCAACAATTCCGAATTGCCTCCATAATACTTCACCTCCCATCGTTGCAATTAAGCTAATACTTAGTTGCATAATATTAACAGTTATAAATTAACTGCTAATTAATACAACTAAGTTGTCTTGGTGAAGTAGACTAATTAAACAATTATAGATAATATATCAAATAGTAATAGTTTATGCAACATGAAAAACCATATTTTGATAAAAAAATCTAAAAAGAACTAAAAGAAGAAATCGATTAATTTCAGTCTACTTTATTTTTGTATTATAAAGTATTCTGAAAAAAATAAAAGAAAATTTTTAAAATTAATTTAATTTCAGCATCATTTTCCTACGTTTTTCCGAGCTTAAATTATATAATCAATAATGAGGTGATTATATATGAATAATGAAAAATTTATAGTACAAAAGAAAAAGAAAATAGAATATGAACAATTTACTTGTAGAATAGAAGAAGAACTAATTAAAAAATTAAGGAAAGTATCTTTAGAAAGTAATACAACTTCATTAAATAAATTAATAAATAATTGTATAAGATTTGCTTTGGATAATTTAAAAATTATTGATTAAAATATACTTATATATAACTAATATTAAAAATTAAAATACTTATTGAAAAGACAATTTTTAAGATTGTCTTTTTTTAGTTATTTTGATATACTACAAACAAGGTAGTGATAAATATGAAATATAACGATAAAAGCGAAAGAAAAGAAAAAGCAGTACAATTGTATCTTGAAGGAAAAACATATTCTGAAATAGCTAAAATTATTGGATATTCTCGATATTATGTAAGTACATTAATAAGGGAAGATAGTAGAATAAAAAATTATAAAAATAAAAAAGTATTAAAATTATACAAAAAACCTAATTATTCTAAAATAACAGTACCTATAAATCTTGATTTTTGGGAGAAGATAGGAATTTCAAAAGATGCTAGTATAATTGAGAATGTAGAAATATCAGTTGATGAAGAAAAAAAAATTATTATAATAAAAAAACACTAAAATAGTCAGTTAATTTATTGGAATTTATTGGTTATTTTATTTTTTTACAAAAAATGTATTGAATTTGACCTCCAAAAGTGATATTATGTAAACAGGAGGTATAATAAAATGAATATATTTAGTAATAAGAATCCTGATATATTAAATAAGTTTATAACATATTTACTTAATATAAAACATTATTCCATTTCAACAGCAAATGAATATAAATTGGATTTATTGATATTTTTTAGATTTATAAAGCAATATTGTAATATAAGTATTAAAATATCAGAATTTAATAGTTCTGTATTACTAAGCGTGAAGGAAAGTGATATACTTGCTTTTATTGTATATCTTAATCATAATAGAAATTGTACTGCTTCTACAAGAAAAAGAAAAATATATGCTATAAAAGCATTTTATAAATGGTTATTTGCTTTTTATTCAATTAAAAATATTCAAAATCCTGCTGAAGAATTACCTAATATACAACAAATACAAAGATTACCTAAATATTTAACCTTAGAACAAGCTAAAAAATTAAAAAATGTATTTGATACAACCAATAGTAAGTTTCCTCTAAGAAACAATACTATTATCACATTATTTTTAGAAAATGGCTTAAGGGTTTCTGAGTTAATAAATATTAACTTATCTGATTTAAACTTAAATGATAATTATATAAAAATTATAGGAAAAGGGAATAAGGAAAGGCTTTGTTACTTAAATAAAAATACTAAAGAACAAATTAAAGAGTATATACAAACTAGAAATACAGGAAAAGAAAATATTATAAATATAAAAGAACCTTTATTTTTGAGCTATAGAAAAAGTAGATTAAATCGTAGAACTGTTGAGGAAATAACAGAAAAAGCATATAAACTAGCAGGGTTAGAAAATTTAGGATATACAACTCACACTTTAAGGCATACATCAGCAACAATAATGTATCAATATACTAATGCTGATATATTATTAATAAAAGAATTTTTAGGCCATTCTAGCGTTCAATCTACTCAAATATATGCACATATTAATAACGAACAAATTAGAAATGCTGTTGAAAGTAACCCTTTAAGCAATTTTATGATTGAAAAAACTGCTTAATATTAAAAAGAAGAGGAGAAGTGATATGAAATTAGACTTTGATATAGATAATATAAGTAAAAATAAAGTTGAATTATTAAACTGTCAAATAGATTTAATTTTAAGAAGTTTAGAATTTTACTGTTATACATATCAATTTATATATCCAAGAATAGGGAAGAATAGAACAAAAGAAGAAAATTTAAGACTTCATTTAGTTCGTGATACTTATCATCAAATTCTTAATCAATATACAAATAAAAATTATATATGTAATAAAATTGATTCATTAGAAGATTTTGACGATAATTTAAAAAATATTGCATAAATTTTTTAAAAAACTATTGACAATTTTTATTGTTAATTATATAAAATTTATAAATAAATATTTAATACTTATAAAAATTGAATAGTCATTTATTTATTTTATTATAAATTTTATATTTTAATTAGAAGAAAGAAGAGTAGATATACAGCAACTCTTTATTAAAAAGATATATAACATTGCACAAAAGGTAAGATTGTTGCGTATATAATAGATTTCACATTTAATTAAAAATAAAATTATATATATTAATAAGAACAGGGCTATTCAATGGATAAATTCCACTGAATAGCTTTTTTGGTTTTAAGGAGGTGAAAAGATGTTAAGTAAAAATTTAAAACATTTTAGAGAAAAAAAGAGATACAGTAAATTAAGATTAGCCAGAGAAACAGGACTAAGTGCTAGATGTATTGAAAATATAGAGCACGAAAAAACAAAAAGTCCCCAAATAGAGACAATTAAAAAACTTTCAAAAATTTTAGATGTTCCCTTAGAAGAATTACTAGAATAATAAAAATATAAAAAGGAGAAATAAAATGAAATTATTACAATTAATAATAGTGTCTATTATGTACATGGTATTAGTAATAGCAATTATGATATTTATACAAGGATTTATATATAGAATAACTAAAATAAGTATTTATAACAAATTAATAAAATATATAAAAAGACAAGCTAGTAATCAAAATAACAAAAGAAAATAAATTTTAAAAATAGGAAAGGTAGGATAAAAATGTTTTTTAAGAAAAATAGAGAACTAAAGAAAACAAACACAAAATTAAGAGCAAAAATATCAAATTTAACAACTAAACAAGCAATTGATAAATCAATATATAAAGACGAATTATATAGATTAGCAGTAGATAAAAGAATACAAGAAGAAAATAACATAAAATTATTAAGTCAAAATATAAAACTGATGAAAAAGCTAAATGAAATTAAAAAAGCTAAAAATATGGACGAAATAAAAGAGATATTAGATAGCGTCCAAACAATTCTAATATCTCAATAAAATACAAAAAAATTTATATATGCACTTTCTGTAATTATAACAAATGATTATAGAAAGTGCAATAGGAGGAAATATGATAATTAGAAAAATTGATAACTTAGGTAGAATAGTAATTCCAATGGAAATGAGAAAAGAATTAAATATGAATATAAAAGATAAAATTGAAATAGTATCTGGAGAAAATCAAATTATACTTAGAAAGCATGAAGAAAAATGTATTTTTTGTAAAAAAGCAAAATCAATATATGTATTTAAAGATAAAAGAGTTTGCAATAAATGTTTAAACGAATTAGAAAATGCTCAGAAAATAGAATATAAAGTTTTATAAATTCATGTTTAGCTTTCTAAAAAGTATAAAAGTAAAAAAGAAAATAAAAGAAAGGATTTATATATGTAAATGAAAAATAAGATTAATCTTGAAAAACAACTCTCTGAATTTTATTCTACATTAGATTATAAGCCTATCTCAGCAAATGCTATTTCAATATATCTCATTTTATTGCAGATAGCTCGCAAAGCAGACTGGCTTACTGAATTTAAAGTTAGTAATAATATTCTAATGAGTAAAGTTAAAGGATTAAATATATCAGCTCTTCAAAGAGCAAGAAATGAACTTATAAATAATCAATATATTACATATAAGAAGCGGAATTAATCAAAATGAAGTTTCTAGTTATACAATAGTAAAATTATATTTTGAACAAGCAGGCAAACAACCAAACGCAATGCCAAACACACAACCAGATGAACAGACAGACGAACACATTATAACTAAACTAAACTTATTATTTAATTATATATATATAAACAATAAAAGCGATGAAGATGAACTTGAACTTTTAGAAAAAGATAAATTATCACTGATAGCTATATTAAAACATCTAGAAATGTATATAGACAATATATCAGTTTATGACTTTATGCCATCAGAAAGACTACTTGATGAAAAAATAATGATTTGGACTATAAAAGAAATATATAAAAGTCCGTATAAGGTGTATTTAAACAATTTAGATAGAGAAAAATTTGTATTAAAATATCAAAAAACTAAAAAATATATAACCGAAAATCGAGATTATAAGCTAGAAGAAATAATAAAATATTTCATAGTTTGTCTACATGAAGAATTAGAAAATAGCGGAAAGGAGCAAAATTGAATATAAATGAATTAGCAAATAGAGAGAAAGTAACAATTTACTCAAAATTAAAATTTAATCCAGACTATTGTCATTTAGTAAATTATAAAAAAGAAAAAGAATACGATTTCTACAAATGTGATTTTTGTGGAGAAGAAATTAAGATATTAAAAGATAGACAAAAAATGACTGGTGGTACTCATAAATTTACACATTTAGTTACAAAATGCGGAGATATTGAACTTGCATTGCATAACAGATGTTTAAAGAAAGCCTTAGAAGAATTTGAAAATTAAAAATGGAGGGAAATATGAAAAATAACTTAACTGATTTAAATAATTATTTATTTGAGGAACTAGAAAGAATAATGGATGATGATTTATCACAAGAAGAATTAGATAGAGAAATTAAAGTATCAAAACAAGTAGTTAATGTATCTCAAACAATAATTAATAATGCAAATTTATTATTACAAGCCAAAAAGCATTTTGACCACCAAGGAAGTAAAAATAATGAAATAGCACCATTATTAAGGTTAGAATAGTAAAAATGAAAAAGATATTTAATGAAGTACATAAAAAATGGATTAAAGAAAATGCAATGGGAGTTGGCAATGAAGAATTAACAAAAACAGGAGTAATTATATCAAAACTTATAGATAAAACAAACAAATTAAATCGTAAATAAATTTTAATAATTAAATACTAAAAAATAGTCAATGCTAATAAAAGGAAGGTGTTAGCATTGACAGATAATGAAATTTTAAGGTTATGGAGAAGCGGTTTAAGTAAAAATCAATTAGCTTTAATGTATAAAAGAAGATTTAATCAGAGGGTAAAATTAATTAGATTAGAAATGAGAAACAGGCATAAAGGTAGACTTATGAATAATTATCAAGCATTAGAGCATATTGAAAAAGTTATATATAAATATATTAAAGAAACAAAGGAGGAAATATAATGTCAAAAAAGAGAATATTAACTGATGATGAAAAAAAGAAAATACAGGAAGCTAAAAAGGAACTAAATGAGTATAGAGATGATATAAAGTACATAGAAGGAAGACTAGAAGATACTGAAGATATAAAAGCAAAAATTGAGAAAGTAACAACTATTATATCTCCAACTAAAACAAATTCGTCTAATGAAAGCACAGATAAATTTGCAGATGCACTTAGTAAGTTAGAGGAATTAAAAATTGACTGTACAGAAAAAATGAAAAATTTATTAATTAAAAAATTTGAGATAGATGATAAGATTGAAAAATTAGAACAACCTTATAGAAATATATTATTTTATAGATATACAAAAGGTTTAGAATGGAATGATGTAGCAAAAGTTCTAGGTTATACAAGAGAGTATATATGTGAATTGCATGGAGAAGCATTGTATTTATATTCAAAAATTTAAAGTTCTTACATAATCTTACTGAATCTTACGTTTAAATTATGATATATATATAATAAGAATTAAAGGTAAAGAATAAAAAATTAAAACAGAATTGTAGGTTAACACAGTTCTGTTTTTAAATTTGATATTAAGATGCTAGATAATTAATATATATAGTCGTAGAAATTTTTCATATAGTATCCTATCGTATTTTTACATCCTTACAATTAGAACTATTCTAGCTAGTTCTATGTAATTATAAAAAATATTGACTGACAGTAAAATTAATAGTATAATATATCTATAATAAAGAGAAAGAATAACCTTTAACTTTATTAAAATTTGATGTATTTGTTCCAGAGATGGGCATAGAAAAGACTAGAGCGGTAACTCTAGTCTTTTTTTATGTACTAATCAAACATCTTAAGAATAAGATAAATAAAGATTAATACAAGTAATTTGATGTATTGCTCCAAAGAAACTCACCTCCTTTTTGAAGGCGGAGCATAAAAATATTATAGATTAAAGTAAATAAATATTCAATAGCTTATCAATTAGATAGGCTCTTTTATTATACGAAGGAGAAAAATATGAGTAAATATACACTTAATATAAATTTACTTAAAAAAAATGAAAGACATAGAACAAATGATATATATAATTTAGATATTATAGATGAAACAAAAATGAAAGGCTTTTATCAAATGCCTATAATAAAAAATGATAATTATATACCAAGAGATATTATAGGGTTTAATTATGCTAAAATAAGTAAAGAAAAGAATGTAGGAATACATTTTTATTTAGATGATTACCAATTTGAAAGAGTATGGAATAAACCAGAAAATTATATAGAAGTATTAAAACAATATGAATGTATATTTAGTCCAGATTTCAGTTTATATATGGATATGCCAATGGCAATGAAAATATGGAACATATATCGTAGCAGATTAATAGGACAATATTATCATAGTCAAGGAATAAAAGTAATACCTACACTAAGTTGGGCAGAAAAAGAAACATTTGAATTTTGTTTTGATGGAATACCAAAAGGAAGTATAGTAAGTATATCAACAATAGGAGTAAAAAGAAATAAAGAAGCGTTAAAAATATGGAAAGATGGAGTAGATGAGCTTATAAAAAAAATTAAGCCATCTACTATTTTAATATATGGTGGAAAATTAGAATATGACTATGGAGATATAAATGTAATTTACTATGAAAATAAAATTACAGAACGATTGAAAAAATAGCAAAAAAGAGGTATAATATGGGAGGCAGAGGTGCAAATTTTATACTAAAAAAAAGATGTAAATGGAAAAAACATTAAAGTTCCAAAAGGCACAGAAATAAAAAATGTTGTAGTTATTGCTGGAGAAAGTAAAAAAAGAAAAATAGATGAAATAAAGAATCTAATAAATCATTATGGGGGAAAATCTAAAAATTGGAGTAAAAGAGTTGCAACAGCATATATAAATAATGAAAAATCAGAAATTCATTATTATCAAAATAAAAAAGATAGCATAGGAAGAGTGAAATATAAAATAAAAAGGTGGTATAAATGAAAGTAAAAGTATATCAATGTGTAACTGATGAATTAGAATTTATTAATGGAAAAATATATGATTGTGTAGGATATGATAAAGAGCACAATATGGCTC